TGACACGTCGTAGACGGTGCCGTCGGAGGTGGTCACCGGGCCGTACGCCTTGCCCGTGACCACCACGTGGCCGTCCGACTCGAAGTGGAAGCTCGGGGTGCCGTCGGGGTTCTGCCCGAGGTAGGTCTTCGTCAGGGTCATGCGTCCTCAGATCAGCATCGTGGTCTTCATGTGCCCGGCCCGTACGCCGGTGTGGACGTGGACCGGGATCCCGGCCGCGGCGCAGCGCAGGCAGAACGTCATGTCCTCGCCGATGAGCGCCGCCCCGATCACCGACTCGCGGAACCATGGCGCCGCCCGGTCACCGGACGCCTTCTCCGCCGCCGCCAGGGCGTCGCGGTGCATCAGCAGGAACGCCGCGCCCGTCGCGCCCACCGGCACGCAGGTGTCTTCGGGCCACACCTTGTACCGGGCGAACCCCGGCTGGCCGCCGGCCTCGACGAGCTCGTACATCGTCGGGTGCTGCCCGCCGGCGTGGCCGTCCTGGGAGAAGCACAGCGCGCCGAGGACAGGCCGCGATACCGGGTCGGCGGCGCTCGCCAGCTTGTCCACGTCGGCCGGGGTGAACACCATGTCGGTGTCGCACATCAGCAGCCACGGCGCCCGGCACTCCTGCAGGAACCGGCGGACCACCAGGTTGCGGGCCTCGGAGATGTTCGGGCCCGACGGGGCGGCGAGGAACACGTCGACGCGGGTGCCGCCCTGCCTGCGGGCCAGGGCCAGCAGCGAGGCGAGGAACTCCGCGCGGACCGTGCCGCCGTGCACGTAGCCGACGGCGACATGCTGCGGCGGGATGCGGCCGTGCGGCACTTACGCTGGCGTTTCCGCGCGCAGGGCGCGGGGCTCGCCCGGCTCCAGTGCGCGCTGTTCCGGCTCCGGCGTCCACTCGCTGAACAGTGCCTGCATCGCCTGCGCCCAGTCCGGCGCGGCAATCAGCACGTAGCCGTCCTTGCGGCCCTCGGCCGGGCGGGTGTCGATGATCGTCTTCAGCGCCAGCGACGGGGCGAAGTTCGCCGCCAGGTCGGCCATGTCGCGAAAGTCGTACCGGCGCGCCTCGAAGTCCAGCTTCGCCGCCGACAGCCGGTCGCTGGCCATCAGCAGAACGCCGGGGCCATCCCATTCCAGGCCGACCATCACCCACTTCGGCCGGGCGGCGTTCAGCATGCGGGCACGGCTCATGCTGATCCGCCGCGGGGCGCCGTCAGCCGTCATCAGCTGGTGCCGTACTTGGTCAGGCCCTCCTGCGTGGTGCCGGGGTAGCTGCCGCCGGGAGTGTTCATGCTGCCGCCCGGCGGGGCGCCCGGCACCGGGCCGCCCTCATCAGCGCCGTACACGGGGATCCCGTCCTGGCTGGTGCCGGGATAGTCCCCGGCGCCCTGAATGGGGTTCTCCATGTTCGCGCCCGGGCTCGGGTCGGTGGACTCGTAGTTCGGGAACCCGGCGGTCACGCTCATCGCTCCCGCGCCCTGCGGCGAGGTCAGCAGCGCCCCGGCCTCGGACTGCCGCGGGCCCTGCGGGTACACGATGCCCGCGCCCGCCATGTGCCCGGCGGCCTCCAGCGCGCCGGTGATGCCGGCGATGTCCTGCGGCGCGCTGATGTCATACGGCGCCGGGGCCGCGCCCGTGCCGGCCGGGGTCACGCCGTCGTACCCGGACGCGTCCGGCGGGCTGTCAGCAGGCGTCACCGGGGGAAAGTCAGCCATCACGGTCTCCTAGTAGTCGCGGGGCGGGTCGTAGTAGCCGCCCGCCGGGTCGGTCAGGCCGCCGGCCACGCCAGGGTCCAGCGGCGAGGGCGGCAGCGTCACGATGTCGCCGATCGTCGAGCCCTGGACGTAGGTGTCGGACTCGTGCTCGTGGTAGCGGGCCGTCGCATTTGCCACCGCCTCCGCGACCGACGCGGCCACGTCATCACGGCCGCCGGCGTCCGCATCGCCCATCGCGCCGATGGGCGCCAGCGGGCCCGGTGAGTACGGGGCGTCCGCAGTCCCCGCCGCGATGTCATGCGCCGACGGGGACTCGGCGGTGCCCAGCCCCGTGACCCCGGACATCACCGCCTCGGCGGGGTCGGTCACGCCCGGGTCCACCGCGTATTCCGGAGGTTCCGGGGACAGGTCCGCGCCGCCGTACGGTGCCGGGGCCGGCCCCGCGCCCGGTGCCGCGGGCATCTGCGGCGCGTCCGCCGGGGAACCGTGAATGTCAGCCATCACATCACGCCCTTGCCTGCGCGAAGAATTTCGTGCGCGTCGAGTCCGCCGTCGTCTGCACGAAGCGGAACCGGATGTACGGGGTCAGGACCGCGACCAGCAGCCCCGTCGTCAGCTGCGGGGACGCCGCCAGCGCCGCATAGGTCATGTCAGCGTCCAGGGTCACCCCGTCGAAGCTGCCCTCGATCGTCGGCGTCGTCAGCCCGGTGGACTGGGTGAACACGTACGACAGCAGCAGGCTCGTGAACCCCGTCGTGTCATACCACGAGCTCACGACCGGGGACAGCGCCAGCGTCACCGGGGTCACCTGCTCGAAGACCCGGTTGCCCGGCAGCGTCCACGCCATCTACGGCGCCTTCCCCGCAGCCTTCGCCGGCGCGGCCCTCGCCGGTCCTGCGCCTGCGCTCACCGGGACCGCCTTGGCCTCAGCCTTCGCAGGCTCGCTTTTGGCAGGCACCTCGTCCTCGCCGGTATCCAGCGCCCGGAACAGCAGCCCCGAGCCGTCCAGGTCCCGGCGCACCAGCTCGTGGGAGTCCGCCAGCACGTCGCCCTTCTGCACGAACTGCTGCGACCCGTCCGTCATCATCGCCACGAACGTGTCCTGCGCCCGGAAATACCGCTGCGCCATCACTGCCTCCTCAGGGTCCGCCGGGATATGTCGCAAGGTACTGCGCCAGCCGGCCGCTCACGTGCCCCATCCCGGCCGCCGGCGGCGTCGCCGTGAACAGCGCCGGCTGATCCACCGCAACCTGGGACAGGAGGCTGTCCCGCAGGGCACCCTCGACGATCAGGTGAGAGCCGCCCGTGGACAGCTGCACCACGCACGTCTGCTTCGCGTACACCGCAGTCATCGCCATCCCGCCTTCCGTGCCCGAGGGGCGCCCCGGCCGGTGACCAGGGCGCCCCTCGGGGCCATTGAGATTTACTTGCCCTTAATGACGCGGAAGGCATTGGGAATGGCCACCTGTGACGAGAATCGCCAGAACATGAACCAGCCGGCCTGCCCCGTGGGCTGCGCCGACGAGTTCTTGATGAGCGGCTCGTAGATCAGGGAAACGCCAACCCGGTCCACGATGATGAACTGCCCGAAGTCCCCGAACACCGCCAGGAGCGTGCCGACGGCCAGGGCCGGGTCCATCGTGGTCGACTCGTAGATCGGCGCGCCCAGCAGCGTCTCGGGCTGCCCCTTGCCGAGGTTGGTCCAGAACGACGCGCCGCCGGCGGTGTCGAGCTGCCGGGTGCGGTTGATCTGGTTGACGTTCGCGACCCACGAGCAGCCGGGAGCGTTGCGGAACCGGGGCGGCAGCGCGCCCTGGGCGGCGTAGATGTCGCCGATCGCGACGACCAGGGTGGTCGCCGTGGTCACGACGGTGGTCGCGCCGGTGAGAACGCCTTGCGGGATGCCCGTGGTGCCCGCGCCGGTCGCGAAGTTGGCCTCTTCGAGCCGGTCCTTCGCATCCGCGAGGAGGCGGGGGAGCTGCTGGCCGAAGTCCGTATCCTCTAGGACTTCATAGCTACCGAAAATCCAGGCGGCGGCCTTGACCGGGGTGATCTGGATGTTCCCGACGGTCGGGGAGTTGTCGGTGACCTGGGGTGCGCCCTCAGCGAGAAGTGCCGCGTTGACGCCGGCAGAGGTCACACCATTCCACGTGTTACTGGTGGTCTGCTTCACGTTGCTGATGCGCCGCCACGGGTTCGCCGAGCCCGTGTTCGTGAGCAAAATGGTTGGATCTAGGACAAATGGGAGCAAATACCCACCATTTGCCAGGGTCAGGGACAGCGCGGCGCGCTGGGCCATGCCCTGCGGGTCCTCCAGGTAGGCGCGGAACGCCTCCTGGTACTCCTCGGACCCGGTCATCAGGATGTGGCGGGCGATGTTGGACTGCCCGGAGAACTGGCCCTGCGCCTTGAGGGTCGCCTCCTGCGCGAAGTCCTGGGTCAGGTTCCCCCGCTTCGCCTCCAGCTCGATCGCGTCCATCGCCCGGCCGCGCAGCTCCGAGCGCGACACCAGGTGACTGCGCACCGCGTCGAGGTTCTCGTACGGGTCGCGGAACCGGCTGGTCACCAGGTCCGGGCCGCGGCCGCCGCCGTAGCCGCCGCTGCGGGCGGCGTCGCCGTCGGGCCGCTCCAGGTTGGCCGGGTCATCGGCGACGCTGGTGATGGCCCGGATCTTCTCCATCCGCTCGATGATCGGCGCGGCCTTGACGTCGAGCTCGGTCCACCGGGCCAGCAAGGTGTCCCGCAGGTCCCCGTCGTCTTCCTCGGTGGTCTCCTCGGAGTTCTCCATCCGCTGGAGCTCCTGCTTGATACGGGCCTGCTCATCGAGCAGGTCCTGCAAAGCGGCCATGTGACCGCTCCTTCCGGCTGGGTTACCAGACCAGGCCGGCCTTCTCGCGCTGCTCGCGTGAGCGGAGCGCGTAGAGGGCGTGCTGGTGATACCGGGCCGAGTGCTCACCTTCGGGGGTCAGCGGCTCACCGGCGGCGGCTTCCTCATCGGGGGAAGTGCCGGTGTCGATCTCTTCGTGCTCATCCGGCTCCAGGGCGCCGTAGGCGCCGGGAGTGGACATGCGGACGCCGAGGATCTCGGCGCCGCTGTAGGCCTCGAACGGCGTGGGGCCGAACTCCTTGAGGCCAAGCTCTGTGCGCCGCACCCTGGGCAGCTGGCCGCCGCGGGGGCGGTGCCGGTCGCCGGGGCGCAGCTGCGGGTCCGAGCGGACGATCCGGCCGGTGAACGACTGGGCGGTGATCGACCCGTTGCGGATGTTCTCCAGCACCTCATCGGCGAACGGGGTGTCAGAGTAGTCCACCGGCGTCGCGATCGGCATGCTGCCCCGCTCAGAGGGGGTGCCGTGGATCGTCATGCCGTGGTTGTACATGACCTTGACCTTGCCGAACCCGGCGCGGGACCGGCCGATGTCGGCCAGCACCTTGTTGAAGGCGGCCGGGTCGATCTCCTCGATGTAGTGGCCCTCGAAATCCTGGATCTCCGCGGGGGAGTCGAACGCCGTGGCGTAGGCCTCGACGAGCCGGCCGGTGGAGTCGCCCTGGCCGGCGCGGACGATGTGGATGTCCTCGAGCTCGTAGGTGCGGAAGTACAGCGACTCTCCGCGGGACGCCGGCTGCTTGTCGTCTGCCACGTCAACTCCGAACTTTGCGGCGGCCTTCTTGATCGCGGGCATCGCCTTGTCGCCGAACGGGGACTTCGGCGCATCGCGCGCCGCGGCCTGGACGTGCGCCTTGTCGTGCAGCGGGAAATGCCGCAGCGACCGGGGAACGGTCTTCCCCGACCCGTCCTTCGTGCCGCCCGGCTCGATGTGGCCGAACTGGTCATCGGGCAGGTCATTGACGTCCGCCGTCGCCATCGCCGCGCGCTGCGTCACCGTCACCGTGGACCTCCCGGTCGCTTTCTTCTCCATTGCCGCGTGCGTCGCGGGGTAGAACCCCAGGGCGGCCTTATGAGCGAGATTGCAGTAGCCCTGCGGGTTATCGATGTGCTTGCCGAGCTCGGCGACACACCTGGAAAAATCACCGGGCTCGCCCCACCGGATCTTCGCGGCGCCCTCGCCGCGGACCCAGTACTCGTGCAGCCGCTCGGTTGCCTTCACGTCCCCGGGGCTGGTCTCGGCCATCAGAGTGCCGCTGCCTGCGCGTCGAGCTGCTTCGCCTGCGCGTCCAGCGTGACGATCTGGTGGGTAAGCGTGGTGATCCGCTGCTTCAGGGTCGCCTTGGGGTGCGCCTTGGCCTTGGCCGCCGAGGCCTTATGCGCCGCTATCTGCTTTGCCGTCTGCGGCTTCTTGGCGGCGGTCTTGCCTGCGGCCTTCGCCGCGGCGGCGGTCTTTTTCGCGGCAGCGACGGCGGCGGCTTCCTGCGTCTTCAGCGCCCTCAGCTGAACGCTGAGCTTCCTGGCCTGCTCCCGGTCAGCGGACGCCATTGCCCGCAGGTGCGCCTGGCGTGCCTTCGTGACCGCACTGGCCGGGTGCGGTGCCTTAGCGGGCGCGCCCTTGGCCGCGGGATGGGCACCCTTGGCCGGGGCCTTTCCCTTGCTGGCGGTGCCGCTGCTGGTGCCGAACTCGCCGCCGGTCGCCGACCCGGCCGGGACGTGGGTCAGGTTGTACCGGGACACGTCGCCCGCGCCGGACGCCCACGACCGCGCCCAGCCGGCCGCCCAGGACTCAGCCATGATCCGCCCCGCTCAGCGCCCGCCGCGCCGACGACGGACGCGGGGTCGGCCTCGTATGGTTCCCGCCGTCACCGGGGCTCGTGCTGCCCACCGGCAGCCTGGGCATCGTCGGCGGCAGCGGATCCGCGGTCACGCCAGGCTGCCCCGGCTGCGGCAGCAGGTGCTGGACCGGGCTGTTCGGCGGCGGCGGGACCGGGGGCGGGACCGGCAGAAGCTTCAGGTGGGCCATGTCCCCGGAATCCACTGCCGAGACAATCGAGTCCGGGGTGTACTTCTGCGTCTGGTTAAGCGCCAGCACCGACTGCGACCGGATCAGGGTGACCTGCGCCTTGACCTGCTCGCCGTCCTGCAAAGCCGCGATGGCGGACTTGTCGTACCACAGCCGCGACCCCGCCGGGACGTCCGGCACGAGCGACTCCAGGGAGCCGCACAGCGACCCCCACAGCGGGTCCAGGGTGATGTCACCGAACCGGCGGATGACCTCCTGGTAGGACTTCCCGGCGCCCTTGATCGACTCCAGGCCGATCAGCAGCGGGGGCACCCCGCCCGGGGCGAGGATCCGCTCTACGCCCAGCGACATGACGTTCGTGAAGTCGATCTGCGACAGCGAGTTCCCCACCGCTACCAGGTCGGCACCCTGGTCCAGGACCAGGGTTTTGCCCGCGTTGTCCGGGCCGCCGTACCGGGCCGTCATCCGCTCGCGGAGGCTGTCGATCGTGGCCGGCTGGAGCTTCTGCGCGTACTTGATGACCAGGTTCGGCGTCGCGTTCGCCTGCAGGTAGCGGATCTTGTACTGCGCCATCGCGTCGTCGCCCTGAATGTCGCGCATCGCCGCGGTCAGCCACGACTCGCCCCGGAAACTGGCGTCCGGATTCGGGATCGGATGCCAGTGCGCCACCTCTTCCGCGGGCGCCATGAACCCTCTGCCCTGATCCAGGACCGTCTTCGGCGGCTCGTGCCAGTAGCCGATCTTCCGCCGGTAGGACCCGCCACCGGAGACGGCCACCTGCTCGGACACGATCGTCACCCAGTCGGGGCGCAGCCGGACCAGCACGTCCTCCCGGGGATGCGCCCAGATGTACGCGTTCCCCGCCAGCGACGCGTCCTGCTCGCAGCGGGCGATCAGCTCACCCGACACCGAATCCGGGCCGAACGGATGCTCCAGCACGCTCAGCGACGTGTTGCCGTACAGGTGCTTGTCGTCCTTGGCCTGGAACTGGAACTGCGCCTGGGACAGCAGCATCATCCGCACCAGGATCGCCGAGAACACCGGCGACGACGACCTGTTCGCGTTCTGCGCCCACCCCGCCAGCTGCGGCAGCACCGCCTCCCGGTCCGGGGAGCCGTAGCTGGACGTCAGCACCGCCGCGCCGGACGCCTGGCCCTCCCAGTAGCCGGAGCGGGACAGCAGCCGGTCGAGCAGCCTCATGAAAGGCCCCTGCGCTTGCGGCAGCGGCTGTTACCGCAGTCGATCAGGTCCGGGTCGTAATGGCTCGGGATGTCATCCGTAACAGCCCACAGCTCAGCGACGGCACCGGGGTGCACGCCCGTCGCTTCCTCCATCTCGGCGATCTTCAGCGGCGTGGGCGCCCCGTCGTGGTACTCGCAACGGGTCAGCCGGTCGAGCAGCCTCACTTGCCGCGTCCGAACCAGTCATAAGTCATCCCCGGCTCCAGCGGGATGACCTTCACGACCGCTAGAGCTGTGGCCGGGAGCACGAGTGCTGCGGACGGGAGCACGAAGCCCTCAGGCAAGCCGACTTCCGGACAGCAGTACACCCCGCGAAACCCTGGAGGCGGCGTCTCCGGGTGCAGCCAGCGCCGTAGCCGCCTCACGAGGCCCTGGCCCTCTCCAGCACCTCACGCAGCGTCGGCACCTGATACACCGACGGCTCAGCGCGCCTGTCGTCCCGCAGCAGCGCGAACACGCCCGTGCACAGCGAGTCGAAGATCAGCGCCAGCCCCAGCGCCCACGTCCCGATCAGCGCGGCGCCGCCCAGGATCCCGGCGAGCGAGCACAGCAGCAAAACGATGGACGAGCGCACCGGGAATCTCCTAGGTTCGGATAGGCGACCGCAGGAGGCCGCAGCCAGGTATCAGGGCAGATCCCCTAAACGTGCTGGCAGGCCGTCAAGCTGGGTGATGTGCAGCCCCTGAGAAGGCTGCGCGGAGGAACGGAACCGGGCTGCGGCTTAAGAACGAGGCGCCGCTACGCGCCTACTCCTGCGGTCCTCAGATCGCCCAGACACCCGGGGTGGCCAGCTCTTCCCAGCGCAGGAACGCCCAGCACGCCAGCGTCGCCGCCACCAGCGGCGCCTGGTCGACGGACACCTTCGGATCCCAGGCCTGGGCGCCCGCCAGCGGCCGCTGCTGCGCCGCCCGCACCGCCGCCGTCAAAGGCGGCTGGTCCAGGTGCTCCAGGCCCCCGTCATTCACCAGGTCGAGGAACTCGCCGTGGGCCACCGCGACGTCCTGCGTCGACGGCTCCGTCACCAGGATCCCCGCATCGGCCAGCGGGCGGATCAGCGTCCCCGACTGCGCCTTCGGGTTCACCACCACGGCGACCGGGTCGTGCTTCGCGTACAGCACGCCCATCCGGGCCACCAGCAGCCGCGGGTGATCGTAGAACGGGGACAGGTCCACCAGGATCTTCCCCGACGGACTGCGGCCGGCCGCCACGATCGAGCCGTGCTTGCGGTCCTCGGAGATCGCGGCCCCGAACGCCACCGGGCTCACAGCCGGCCGCCCTGTACGGCCGCCGCGCCCCATGCGTCCTCGCCGATCACGTCCCAGCCCGGCTTGGCCACCTCGGGCCACTGGCACAGGTACGCCCGCCGGAACTCCGGCAGCTTCATCAGCTCGAAATCGGCCCGCACCGTCTCCTCGCTCACCGTGATCCCCAGCGCCGGCATCCGCCGCCGCCACGTCACCGGGTCACCCGGGTCCTCGTCATCGGCCGCCGAGTACCCGACATAGCAGCCGTCCTCCGTCACGCCCAGCTCGGCGCGGGCCCGGCCGTCCTCGACCTTCCCGCGGAAGTACGCCGAGTTCTCGTCACCCGCCGCCGACACGATCCACAGCTGCGCGTCCCGCGTCATCATCGCCGGGCGCATCGCCTGCTCCAGGTGGTCATCACGCTGCGCCCACGCCTCATCGATCACGCCCAGGTCCAGATTGTCGCCGTGACCGCTGGTCTGCGTGTTGGACACCAGGCCCAGCAGCGACCCGTTCCGGAACACCAGGGCCTCAGAGCCCGACCCGCGGCGGATCCCGATGAACGGCGCCAGCTTGCTGGCCTCGATCCGCGGCCACCACACGTCCAGCAGCCGGTGCCGCGCGTCCAGCCGCGTCTGCGCCGTGTAGCTGACCTGCGTCCCCGGCCGCCGCAGCGCCCGCGCAATCATCATCGCCAGCAGGTCCACCGACTTGCCCTGCTGCCGCATGACCTCGATGACGACCTGGCGGTAGGCCAGCCGGCCGTCCGGCTTCAGCTCGGTCGCGATGCCGTTCAGGTCGTGCTGCCACGGCATCAGGCCCGGCCCGAGCGGCGTCCGGAACCCCAGCAGCTCCGCCGTCTTGCCGATCCCCTCGGCCAGGTTCGGCCGGCCAGTCGCCGGGGTCGCGAACCTAGGCCTGCAAGGCGCCGAAGAGTCCCGTGAGGTCGGCATCGGCTTCCGGCTTGCCCTTCGGCATCAGCTCGAGCAGCGTCTTGCGCAGCTCGGCCCCAAGGATCGCGTTCGCCGGGTCCGCGCGGTGCGCCCCGGCCATCCGGGCCGCCAACTCGCGCAGCTCGGTCGCCGCGTCGAACGCCGGGCCGGCCGGAAGATCCGGCAGCGGCGTGACGACCTGAGGGGGGTCGGCCCCGGCGCGGACCGCCGCGCAGCGACGGCACAGCGAGTGATCGCCGGCAGCATGCAAGCGCTTGCGGCGCGACCGCACCGCCTCGCTGTCAGCCACGGCTACCCGAACAGCGCAACCTGCTCATTACCACCCTGATTCCCGCGCGCCTGGTTACAGCACAGGTGCGCCGCGCGCTTGTTGGCTGCCGTGTCATCGCCGCCTTCCGAGATCGGCACGATGTGGTCGATGCTCTTCGAGCGCGGATGCGGGTACCGGAACGTCTTGCCGATCCGCTTGCCGCAGATCCCGCACCGCCAGCGGTCGCGGTCCATGATCTGGGCATCCGTGACGCCATCCCAGGTCTCGGCGTGACGCTGCCGCCGAATCCGGCTCGCCACCGTCTTCCAGCCCATCCCGGCGACAATCCGGCGGCTGTAGGGCGGCCGCGCGCCGTTCTGCCACGCCGTCTTGCACGACTTCGAGCAGAACGACTGGTCAGGCCGTGCGTTCCGTTTCGGGACATAGGGCTCTTCGCAGAGTTTGCAGTTCCCCGGCGCGGCTTTCGGTCCCGCAGGCCAGCAGGCGCGGCACCGCCTGCGCTCAATAGGAGCGGATGACTTGCCAATTCTCATCGGGCCGCCGCACTCAGTGCAGATGCCCGCGCCGTACTTCCTCGTGCACAGGTTGCACGTCGGCTGTCGGCCCTCCGCTCGCGGCCGGTCAGTCATCGGCTTACGGCAGATCCAGCACGGGACGCGCATTGAAATCTCCCCGGAGATGCGGCAGCGCCCGCTCTCCGGGAGACGGGCGCTGCCTAACCCCCGGTGATCAACCGAGGGCTGTCACGTTGAGTAACAACCTGCGCCACGTGGCGCGATTACTAAGAGTTATATGCGTGCGGC